AACACGGACCAAACAACCGTTCTAAATTGTCAGAATACGGTTTGCAATTGGCTGAAAAACAAAAACTTCGTTTCACTTACGGAGTAGGTGAAAAACAATTCCGTAACTTGTTCGTACAAGCTACAAAAATCAAAGGCGGAATCCTTGGTTTCAACTTCATGCTTCTTTTGGAACGTCGTTTGGATAACGTAGTTTACCGTCTTGGTCTTGCGACTACTCGTCGTCAAGCTCGTCAATTCGTAAACCACGGTCACATCCTTGTTGATGGAAAACGTGTTGATATCCCATCATACCGCGTAACTCCAGGTCAAGTGATCTCAGTTCGCGAAAAATCATTGAAAGTTCCAGCAATCCTTGAAGCAGTTGAAGCTACTCTTGGACGTCCAGCATTCGTATCATTCGATGCTGAAAAATTGGAAGGTTCATTGACTCGTTTGCCAGAACGCGATGAGATCAACCCAGAAATCAACGAAGCACTTATCGTTGAATTCTACAACAAGATGCTTTAATTTTAAGATATATGTTACAGAAAGCCTACAACAGTGGGCTTTTTGCTTTGTCTTAAAATGTTGATTTCTGGGTTTGTTCAGTTATTTGTTCAGTTATTTGTTCAGTTATTTGTTCAGTTATAAACTTTTTAGCGCAGTTTCATAGAATGAGATTGCTTTTTTTGCATTCTCTTTTGAGAGGTGACTATATATATCCATGGTCATAGATAATTGGGAATGTCCTAAACGGTGCTGAAGTTCCTTGTAAGGTATTCCAGAGTTAAGCAAGAGACTAGCGTGAGTATGGCGAAAACCATGAAAACCAATGTTAGGTACGTCAGCACGTTTAAAGTGAGTTCTTAACCTGGTTTGTAGAGTTCGATTATTGGGGTACTCATTTATGAAGTCAGAAAAGACTACAGTTTCAGAGCGCCCAAGTTGCCAAGCTTCTTGTACTTGTCTATGTTTGTACTGCTTCAGCATACTAACAGTCGCTTGATCTATATCGATATCACGATAGCTAGATTTTGATTTAGGACTATTGAGTTCTTGATTATAGTTTAGTGTTTTTGTGATATGCACAATAGCATTATCTAAGTCAATATCAGACCATGATAAGGCTAAAGCTTCATTGATACGACAACCAGTAGCAAGTAGAAACTTATAAAGTGTAATCTCATAATAATAGCGATATCTACTTAGATCCAGAGTATCTAAGTATTTAAGAAAGCTTTTTAATTCGTCATTATCAAAGTGCTTTACTTTTTCTCGTTTTGCTTTTTGTGTGTTGCGAGGTAATATTACCTCACGAGCAGGATTAAACGGTATAGCTTGCATAACTACACCATACTGTAAAATACGCTTATTTAAAGCGTGTAAGCTATCGTAATATAGAAAAGCACCGTCTTCCCCTTTATTGGTTTTGTCAGCAAGTTTATTGACTATATCTTGAATAATTGGAGTATTTAGTTTATCCAGCTTATAAGCACCAAATAAAGGTAAGATATGGTTATCTAGCAGTCTTCTAACGTTTAATTGTGTGTTAGGTTTTACTGTATGCTTGTAACTTTCCCACCATAAGGAAGCTAATTCCTTGTAGGTAGCAATATTAGAAGCCTGAAACCTGGTAGATCCATTTTGCAAAAAAGCAATTTCAGCTTCTTTTGTCTTTTGCTTAACTTCTTTTTTTGTTCTTCCTGTTATGCTTGTCTTTACATCTTTTCCAGTGACTTTATCAACACCAAGATAGACATTAGCACGATATACTATTGAACCGTCTTTTTTTGTGATTTGTTTTATTTACATAGTATTCCTTTCCATCAGCAGGCAAGCAATTAGAAAAGGTTTTGAATTTATACCATGCTAGGAGCTACGAGAACCCCTCTATTTTCGATTTTAAGAGGACGAACGGTAAAATGTACTAGGTAAGAAAATAAAGCGATTATGGGGCTTATAAAGGATGTTAATTAAATAATCTTCTCAAATACCATTGTGGCTTGGATACGGTCGCCACCGCCTAGTCCTTTGCTTCCACCATTGGCGGTTGTGATGGTATGCAGGCGATAACCTTTTGAAGCTTGTTTATTGATAACATCTTCTAATTCTGTAAGGTTTCCTGATCCAGTACCGAAAAACTTTTCTTTCAACGTTACCTGGAGGACAACGTAGTGTAGTCCATTTACTCCAGATGCAGTAGAAAAACTACCTTCTTGTTTTACAGTGTCAAAAAATCCCATGCGAGTTACTCCTTTGATTTAAATATTTTATTTTTTATTATCAAGTTTTAAAAAAGAAACAGCATCGTTTTTTGCAAATTTTTTTGCAATTTCTCTTAACAACTCTCTCTCTTCTTCTTCAGAAAAAGAATAATTAAGAATTAATTCTAGCAGAAGGGGGTCTACTTCTTTTCTTAATGTTTGATATACATCAAAATCTAAGTCAGTTTTAGAAAGTTGCATATAATCGAACTCTCTCCAAGAAGCAAATTCACGAGGAGTAGGACTATATTCTTTAAATGGAGTTTCTGGGTCATCACTATATCCGAGTAGATAGGCAACACTTACATTAAAGTAATCGGCTATTAATTGAGCTTTTTCTGGTTTGATTTGGCTTTTACCGTTTTCCCAACGTTGTATGGTTCTATATGGTATTTTGATTTCTTTAGAAAATTCTACTTGAGTTAGTTTTTTGTCTTTTCTTAATTCCTTTAGTCTATTCATTTTATTATTACCTCGTAGCAATTATACCATTATGCGCCACAATTTGGCAATTTTTTTTAAAAAAATAATAAAAACACTTGACAAAGTATCATTAAGTGGTGTATTATTGATACGAAAACGCCACAATGTGGCGAAAAAGAAAGGAGGAACTTCATTGCTTATTACCTCAACACAAGCAAAAGCGATTCGCCGAAAGCAGGCAGACAAGAAATTGACTGCAAAGCAAGCAGGCGAAGAAATCGGAGTTACACAAGTTACCTATCGAAAAATTCGAGACGGAGGCGAAGTCAAGCCGAGCATTTACCAAAAAGCCATGGAATGGCTTGCTGAAGATTACTAGAAAGGGGCATAAGACAGAATCTAGAAATATTTTGCTTGCTACCTATGGCAGTATCAAGGGTTTGTAGGGGTTTATTCTCTCCTAAATTTTCCCTACCTCAATGATTTACTTTGGTACTGTTTTAGGTGGCAAGCACGAGCAACAAGAAGAAAGGAGCGAACCAATGGAATTGGTTTATATGGACGGCAAGAAAGAGCCGTATACACTGAGCAGTATCGTTGCAGAATGCGCTGAAATTAAGCACAGACATTTGAAGATTTTGCTGAATAAACACCGAGAGGACTTTGAGAGTTTTGGAAAGGTGACATTTAAAATTTCACCTTCAGAGAGTGGGCAAAATGTACGGGATTATATTTTGAACGAGCAACAAGCAACATTGCTGATCACTTACTTACGAAATACAGAATCCGTAAAAGAGTTTAAGAAGAACCTGGTCAAAGCCTTTTTTGAAATGCGTGATGAACTCTCTAAACGCTATCTTCAAAGAGAACTGGAAAAGCCAAAGTGCAAGACCTTAACCGAAGCTATCCAAGCATGGGAGAAAGCACCTAAGCATGCCTATAGTACCCTTACAAACTTACTACTAAAGGGAGTGACAGGGAAGAATAAAGCGCAACTCATGAAGGAGCGAGAAAGTAAGAACGGCATTGATGGCTTGACAAGTGTAGAACTGACAAACTACCAACATTTGGAAGATATGGCAATAGCTATGATTAACTTGAATAGGGGGTATTCAGAAATTAAGGAATTAATTTTTAAAGTATAGGAGTATAGAAAATGGAAAATGATTTTAAGACAGTTACAAATGCCAAGGGGTTAGAAATTCCTAAGTATCCCAAGGATTTTAAAAAGCTAGTTGAGAAAGACAGACAACTAGCCGAATATCTTTGTATGAACTACGAGAACTTGGACAGTGAAGACCTGGGCGCATTTCTTGAAACAGTAGAACAGGGAATCAGTTGGATTCTAGATCTTATCGAAAGTAAAGACTTGCTTTATAAACCAAAGTCAGGTAGTAATCATGCAAAAAGAAAATAAAAAAATCACTTGCTCAAATTTTAGACGAGGCGAGCAAGCGACAAGATTAAGGATATAGAAATTTTTTCTATGCTCTGATTATAGCAAAAAATATCTATTCTATCAAATACCTAAAAAAAAATCGAAGAGCAGGCAAGCAATTAGAAAAGGTTTTGAAAATCAAGTGCTGACAGGGTAATTCTAAGACCTTGTTTAGCTGAAAGATGGGTAATTACTCACGAAACACCGCTACAAGCGTTCGCCAACTTGGGGCAATCGCCTAGCGTTTGGAGTGGTGGGAAATCTGTATAGGAAACAACCATTAAAAGCCCATCAAGGCAATCACACAAACAAAGAAACAGAGGTAAAAAACATGTTAGCGGATAAATTAGAAGCTATTTCAACAGAATTAGAAGAAATACAAGGAAGTCTTACAGGAGTTAGAAATATCATAGCTAAAAGAGCAATCAGTAGGGTATTGAATGACTTGGATGATGTTTATAATGAACTAACTAGCACAGAATACCATGAACAACAGCAAACGCTAAAGGAACAAACAGAGAAGATGAAACAGAGGGTGATTGCTGAGGTAATAGGTGAACTAGAAGAACGAGAAGAGTCTTATTACAGAAATTTTTGGGGTGATACTAAGTTTATAAAGCTACTTTCCCACTTTGATGGATTTCTTTTCTTAAACACTTACCTAGCTGAGATAACTAAAGAAAATACCCACCCAATGGAACAAAGCCAATTATTGAATTATGTATGGGAAGTCATAGCGGTTGATATCGCAAAGAAAAAACGAGGGAAAAAGAACGTTTTGGATTCATGGACAGACTCATCCTTATATACTCGTGGAATGATGATTGATTAGGAGCAATAAAATGACACTAGACTTAGACAACATGACACAAGCAGAATTTGACGAACTGATAGTAGAGATTAAGGAGAAGTACCCAAAACTTTTTCAATTTCTATCTGATTTTGTTGATAGAAAAGTGACCTATGAAGAAGTAGACGGTTTCTTGAAAATGGAACAAGTAGACCGTGTGGAATTTATCAATAATTATCAAGCGAGGAACTAATATGAATGAATTAGATTTAACCAATACACAGGCAGTTATCTTGCTTTTAGTTGCAGGTCTATTATTCCTTTATCTACATCATTTAGAGAAGTATAAACACCCTTACAATAAACAAGCGGAAGAAACACCAAGGGGCGAATTAAATCCTTGCTATGGGCGTTATATTCAACTTGGAGCAGTATGTAAAGGGGATTAAGTATGTTTAGTTTGAGTAAAGAAAGCGAAAATGATTTAACCAATAGAATCAGCACAGTAGTAGAAAACTATCTAGCAGTCCGAGAAAGACCTAAACCACGACTAACTGGTTTAATGTCAGCACAGGAAGCCATGGACGAGTTAGATATAAAATACAAAACCTTGCAGAAGTGGGAAAGTGCAGGACTAAGACGGTATCAACCACCACTAGAAGATACAAGAAAAGTTTATTACAAAGTTACGGACATTTTGAAGTTCCTGGGGGTGGATGATGGCAAAGACTAAAGTATATTTTTGGTTAAAAGTTGATAAGAAATTCTTTGATAATCTTTTTATTAAACGACTTAAACATATGCCAGGTGGCTACACCATGACGGTTATTTATATCCGTCTTATGTTAGAAAGCTTAGAAGATGACTGTATTTTGTACTATGAGGGATATTTTGATAATTTGGTACAGGAACTAGCTTTAAAATTGGATGTGTCCGAGGATGATATAAATATGACAGTCGCATATTTTACAAAATGTGGACTAATTCAGATTGATGATGATGGACATGCTACATTATCGCAAGCAAAAGCCATGGTTGAGAGTGAAACAAACTGGGCAAAATACAAGCGAGAACAAAGAAAAAATAGTCAAAATTTACCAAAATTGGAGAATGTCCAAAAATTAGAGACTGCTTCCAACTCATGTCCAACAGAGATAGAGATAGAGTTAGATAAAGAGTTAGAGCAAGATTTAAAGTTAGATATAAATAAAGAATATATAGTCGAGGGAACCTCGCCTAATGAGCAAAGCTCATCTTTCACTTTTCCTACTTGGCTTGAAGAAACAGCTATAAAAGATTTAGAGAAAACAAAACATAAAGAACTTTGGATTCCTATTGTTTATCTGAATCAAGTAGCTAATAAGAGGTATAAGTTTGTTGATAAGACAAAAAGGCTTTTACTAGCACGATTCAAAGAAGGCTATACACTTGAAGATTTTAAACAGGTGATAGATATTAAAACGGCAGAATGGAAGGATAGTCCTGAATTTTCTAAATATCTGAGACCAGAAACACTTTTCGGAACTAAGTTTGACGGTTATTTGAATCAAAAGCCTAAAACCATAAAAGGGAAGTCTGAAGATAACTTCCCAGACCTACCATTTTAGGAGTTGTAAAGATGAAGGAACAATTTAAAGAATTTAATAACAGAAAAATAACGGATACGGTTTGCGATATTCACCAGGTAAATTACTGGGAAATTTCTGTACCAGTGTTAGGGAGTTCAGAAAGAAAAGTACAAGCATTTTGCCCGGAGTGTGTAAAGGGAGAGATTAAACAAAAAGAGAAAGACCTATTGCAGCAGTTCGAGGACAGGCAAGCTTACTTTAAAACTTATGATGTCTTAATGCGTGATAGCACGATTCCTAACGAGTTGAAGGGGGCAACGTTTGATAATTTCTTTGTTAAGACGACAGAAGAGCGTCAGATGTTAGAGTTTGTAAAGGGGCAAGTCCAGAAGTACCTTGCAGGTATGACGGGAAATACTTTAATCAGTGGTAGCACAGGAATAGGAAAAAGTCATTTATCGCTTGCCCTGGCCAAAGAAATCAATGAGAGCTTCAGAGAGAAGAACGAGCCTAAGAGTGTCTTATTTGTCAGCTTAACCGAGATTATCAAGCAGATAAAAGAAGGCTGGGCTTATGGCAGAAATGCAAACTTAACAGAGTATGAGGCGGTTAAAAAGCTTGTTGATGTAGATTTTCTAATCATCGATGACCTGGGGGCAAAAAATGGGACGGTAACACCTAAGAGTGACTGGGAACAGGATTTCTTGTTTGATATTATCAACAATCGAGAAACTACGATTTTCAACACGAACCTAGATAGTAGCGAACTGCGGACTGTTTACAATGCTAGAAATTCAAGTAGAATTTTGAAAGGTTTAGAAGGGAACACTTTCAAGGCTTTTACAATTAAAGATAAGAGATACACTATAAACACAGTGAGGGGAGAATATCAATGAATGATGATAAAATGCGATTTGCAACAGAAAAAGGCTTTGTTGTCTACGAAAAGTGTGGTATAATAGAGATAGAAAAAGTTCCAAAGTTTGGAGAGATAACTTTATTCTACTCAGATGGGAAATTTACTCATCTAGTCAAAAAAGAAACTAAAAAATAAGTCTATTGAGAACAACTCAGGGACATACCGTAAGCATTTAATGCTAGTGGTATGTCCCTTTTTGTTTGCATAGAAAGGGGGTGAGGGTGATGTCAGGAGATACTTCTTTAGGGTATGTAGTAGCCAATAAGTTTTCTATGGATCCAGATAAAAGACAGAAAATCTTTTCTCAGTGTAAAAAAGAAGATGAAAGCTTAAAACAACGGAAACAAGAAATACTAGAAAAATATGCTAACAAACAAGACAAATCAAAATCTAGAAAAAATGATTCTAAAGGCTCGGAGAGTTCTAAAAGAAAAGCTAAAAGCAAAGAATTTTAGAAAAAATTATAAACAAAAATCAGATATTAAAAGATGAAGGAGCAAAAAAATGACAACTAACTTAGCTAAACAAAAAGAAAATCTAGAAGCTTATATCCGAAGTACGGGTTATAACACTAGAGGGATGAACGTAGAAAATAATCATGTACTCATTGAAAAACCAATCCTTGATAGTTACGAAAATGAACATCAACGTAAAGAACTGGTTGATCTAGTAAATGTTATTGAGACTCGTACCCGTGGTGGGAAGTATGAAGTAACTGACTTTGAATCTGATTCATTACAAGAAGTTAGCGAAAATTCGGTTGAGAGAACAGAAGCAGATAAAAAGAAAACTATCAGCGTTGATTACTTAGTTAAATTATTCAGTGGGAAACTTGATTTTTCACAGGAGCAATTAGACGATGGCCAATATAATTTAACGGATTTTCTTGGTAAGAAGATTATTAAATTAAAACGTAGAACACGAAATAGAGAGATTGGAAAAATTCTCCAAACTGCGAAAGTACAGACTGCTACAAGTATGGACGACTTGAAATCTATTGTTTCTTTAATCAATCCAGAGCGCAATGTATCTATGGTTGTTAGTCAATCACTATTTAGTGTCTTAGAAAAAATGAAAGACACTTCAGGAAGTTATCTTCTTAAAGTTGATAAAGAGACAGGGACAAGTGAAACATTCTTTGTAGATAACTTTTTAATTGTAGATGATACAACATTAGGGAATAAAGGTGACAAAAAAGGCTTTATCGGAGATCTAGAAAACTTTGTTACTTTGTTTGATCGCAAGAAAGATACACTTAGTTGGGTGAATGCGAATGACTATTTTGGAAAACGGTTGATTTTACATACCCGATTTGATGTAAAAAAAGTTGAAGAAAATTGTGGTTACTTTATTCAATGGAACTAGGAGAAAGAAATGGATATTAATCAAGTATTTGAAACACTGGATGATCTAGATAATAAAAAAAGTAAGATTAATTCAGCACGAGAACAGTTAAGCGAAAAAAGGAAGAGTCTTTTAGGCAATCAAACAGTTTCATTTGAGAATATAGATAATTTTTTATCTAACAACTTAGAGTCTTTGGAACAGCTTGAAAAGATGGAAAAAGCTATTAATTCTCTTCAGGAAAAATATAATAGTGAGTTTTCTGAAGCTAAAGCAGTCATCTTTGAATACATTTTTAAAGAAACTAAGCAACGGATGGAAACTAAGAAGATCTATAAACAATACCGAAAGAAGCTTAGACGAATTCTGGACGTATATGATGAAATTCAAGAACTGAAGAAGGATGTAGAAGAAATCCATACAGGTGTAGTCAGAGAAATAAGTCAGAGACATTCTCTATCGACGTATCGAACAGAAGTAAGTCCGCTTACTGTCCTACCATTCTTAACCCCTGATTCTAGCGGATGGATGGATTTTTCGAAGGAATATCGGGACATCAAAGTGTATTTAGAAAAATAGATTACAAATTAAGTAAGGCTAGTGATATATGGCTCAAACAAAAGAAATATCGCTAGTCCTACTTTTATGCTTTACTAAGTTTCACATAACAAAGTAAGCATAAACTGAAAAGAAGTAATAGCTTGAAAGCAAGGTATATCAGGGGTTTACAGAATGGAGTGAGTTTCACAGAATGTAAGATATGAGAAACTGGAGTATAAATTAGAGGGGAATCCCTTTGAATTGTAGAATTGCAAGTTAAGAAAAATATAAATTTTAAGTGGAGGTACTTAGTTATGTATGAGCTAAGTAAGAAAGACCTGGATGGTATTGATATTGAGTTAGAACGATATAGAACGCTTGATAATAAGATATATCTTAGAAGACAGGAGTTGATACATAATAAGAAATATAGCGACGCTGAGTATATCAGAGGTCAAGGAAAGAAAGTGTCAAGTCCTACTGAAGCAACAATCATTAGAATTGAAGGAGACCAAACACTTAGATATTTAGAAGGCTTTAAACTAGTAGTAGAAACTTTGATGGAAAATTTGATTGAGAGTGATCTAATAATTTTTAAAATGAGATTCTTAAAAGCTGGTGTGACCTGGGAAGAAGTTGCAGAGGAATTAAATAAGCCTGCTCGTTATGTATATGGTCGAAGAAAGGTAATTGCTAAAAGATTTGTAGAACTTAAAGGATATTGAGTCCCCCCCACCTTTTAAAAAATCTTTTTTGCTATTTGGGTACCGGTGAAGGGAACTTTTTCCAAGTCAGCCCCTTCCAAACAAAAAGGGGATAAAAACTTGTTGATTTATAAGATAAGAGTTATTTTTTTAAAATCACTTAATACAAGATAACATATCATAAAAAATAAGAATTAAAGAAAAATCATATCTCAAAGTATAGAAGATAGGGTTGATAACACAATTCTTTGAAGAATTATTTAAAAAATCAAGGTATTGAAAAAAATATTTCTAAAATAAATAAATAAATTAATACACGTAATGAGTGTTTTATGATATACTGAAATAGTGTATAGAAAATTAATCTATATATAAAAATAATTTTATAATTTAGTGGCGAGAACTGAGGTCGATAATTGATTAAATATCAATGTTACCATGGTACTGGCGAAAGTAATTCTAAACAAATCCAATCTTCTAAGGAATTTAAATTCAAGTATCGATCGAATCATTGGTTAGGTCAAGGAGTTTATTTTTTTATTAATGATTATGATAAGGCTGAATGGTGGGCGAAGCATAATCGACCTAATAAAGAAACAAGTCCAGTAGTACTAAAATGTGAGGTTGAACTGAAAAACTCAGAATTATTAGATTTAAATACTGAGAGAGACCTTATCAAACTTGATGATTTTGCTAAAGATTTCTTTGAATCCTTGAAAAGAGAGAAAATAACTATCAAATTTAAAGATATACATGAAAAAAATTGTAAAGTAATTGATATGTTTTTGGAAAAAAACAAGGGATATAAAGCAGTTCATAGAACCTTTAACTCAACTAAAACAAGTTTGAAGGAAAACGGTGCCGGCTTTAACTTATTATCTGATCAGTTGTGTATTGTTGATCAGAGTGTAATCCCGTTTGAGAATATAGAATTAATTCGATTGGTACATGAAGGAGGTAAAATATGTTAAGTAGAGAACAATTAATAGAGCTTTTAAAAAGTGCAGATGTTCATTTTGAAGTAGACCAAGAAGAGCCATTTGTTATATATAGCAATGGACAAATTGAAAAATACGAAGAAACTCAATTACCAAGTGGATATTTATCTAATTTGAATCAAAGCATATATCCAAAGATAAAAACTAAAGTTAGTGTTGAACAAATCAACTTTGAATTTTTTATTAAATCAAAATTGGGTAGTAACTCTGCAAATATTAGAAATATAGAAATGAATAAATTAGGTGATGCTGCATGAGCATAGATAGTGAATTAATTTTAAAAAATGTTAGAGTCAAGTCTTTAAATTATTCAATTAACGAGGCAATTGATTTGTCTGAGATAAAAGATGTCGATATTTTGATATCACCAACACCTAAATTAGCTAAAGATGATATCCATTCAGGTGTTGTAGAATTATCAGTTGAATTATTTGATGAATTTTATATAGAAAACAATAAACCTTTTCATATTGAAATTGTTGTTCAAGGGATGTTTACTGACTCTGATCAAACATCAAATATGAACGTTTTTGAAAAGTATTTCCCGAATATGATTAGCATTCTATATCCATACATCAGATCATATATATCAGCTACAACAGGGATGTTTGGGATTCAAAATGTACAGATTCCGGCAATCAACGTTTACGATCTTATGCAAAATCTATCTAAATCTAATAATACAAAATAAGATATTCAATACAAAAAGGTTTGTAAACTCAATTAGTATTCTTCCCTATCATAATATAAAACCTTGGAAAATTTCTAGGGTTTTTCTTTTGTTTTAACAATAAGTATATAGTAGTATTATGAACGCTGACCTTACATGAATCGAAAAAACTAAACTAGGCTTTGAAAATTTGGTAGAAGTAGTTTATAGTGTACCGATACTAAAGAATGGATACAAGGTTAAGTTTTGCTTCTATTAGATTTTAAAGTAGAAGATAAAGAAATACTGGATTACATGGTACCAACGAGGAAGTATCGTGATTTAGTGCTTCATTTAGTGGATATGTATATGTTGGAAAATCAATATAGAAAATAGTAATAATTTTGATAAAATAATAAAACTTATCGCTTTATAAGGGTAGCAATTATAGATATGCTATAATGAGAAGAAGGAAGGTATACCATGAGAATTAATAAAGTTGTAGGTCAAAATAGACTAGGAAACTGTTTAATTCTTTACTTAGATCCAGAATTAGACAAGGGGCTTAATGGGACTATTGTCTGTCGAAAAATAAGGTTAAAAGGTTTTGAGTACGATACTGTTCACTCGTTTGATTCTAAGTATATGATTGCTTTTGAAAGTGATTCTGATGATAATTTTATTGGTGAAATAGTTGAATATGAATAAGATGTGTAATTAGGTTAAGGGCTGGTGAAATAGTTTCCTATTAAATAGGCATAAAAAAAGCACTTTTAAATAGTGCTAGTTTCTTGCCTGCTGAACTCATTTAAAAAGTAGAGTTTTATGTTCAGTGATTTGTGGAGTAAGGAAGAAACTCCAAAACATTTAAAAGAAACAAGAAAAACCTTAACACCCCTATTATCAAGCATTAAGAAGTAATAAAGATACTTGCTGAATACTTAAAAAAGCGATACAACAAGATGCTTTAATTTTAAGAAATATCTTACAGAAAGCCTACAACAGTGGGCTTTTTTCTTTGTAAAAAACAAAAAATAAGAAAAATTTATCTCAACTTCTTGACAAGGCAGAAAAAGTAGGTATAATAGAAAGAGTTAAAAAAGCTCAGGGTCCGTTGGTCAAGGGGTTAAGACACCGCCTTTTCACGGCGGTAACACGGGTTCGAATCCCGTACGGACTATGGGTGTATCGCGGTTGATGGAAATAGGAATTAAAAAAAGTTAAAAAACCTGTTGACAGAGAAAAGTGACTGTGATATACTAATATAGTTGTCGTAAGCGCGACAAAGACCTTTGAAAACTGAACAAGACGAACCAATGTGCAGGGCACTACAACATGATGTTGTAGTACTGAACAATGAAAAAAACAATAAATCTGTCAGTGACAGAAATGAGTGAGAACTCAAA